ATCAAGAGAAGTATATCTCGCAACGTAAGCGCATCAGATGAGCTTTCTAAATGCGCTCACTTTGAGCAAGAGGTCAAGGGAGTAATCAAAGGCGTAGAATTCAGAGGATTTGTCGATGCGATGAGTCAAGACACAATCATCGACCTTAAGACTACTCAAGACGCCTCTCCTGATGGATTTGCTAAGAGCGTTTACAATTTTAGCTATCACTTACAAGCATCTATCTATCTAGAGCTTACGGGAGCGGACAGATATTTCATTCTAGCCGTAGAGAATCAAAGCCCTTACTCGTGTGCTCTTTATGAGCTTAGTCAAGACGCCTTAGATTCTGGTCGTGCGATGCTTGAGAAGGGTATTGCTATGTTTAAAGATTGGGACGGAAGCTATCAAGGATATGAGAAGCACAATTTCCAGAAGTTAGACCTCCCTCGATGGGCTAAGTGATGGAGAGACAATTCAAGGGCATCTGGATTCCAGCTGAGATATGGCTCAATAAGAACCTCTCAGCGATTGACAAGATACTTCTAGCTGATATTGACAGCTTCACGGGTAACGGAAAGCTCTTCTACAAGAGCAACGCTACTCTGTCGAGAGAGCTAGGAGTGTCTGAGTCAACCGTTAAGAGAGCTTTTAAGACACTTTTAGAGCAAAACCTTATCCGAGTATCAGGAGGAACTAGAAAACGTCTCTGTGAGGCTTTAAATAGCTCCTATCAGGGTCATTCTGATTCTTATTCGGGTCATAGTGAACCTAGTCAGGGTCAAAATGAACTTTCTGTAGGGTCAAAATGCCCCCCTACTAATACAGAGACTAATCAATCTACTAATCAAATAGACTATCCGTTTGAGGATTCTAGATTCAAGGATGCTTGGAGAGAATGGATTGAAGAGCGCAAAGCAAAACGGATTCGAAAATACACACCGAAAGGAGAGCAAGGTGCGCTTCATTTACTACAAAAGGAAAGCAACAACGATTGCGAGACAGCGATTAAGATGATACATAACGCTATCGCTAGAGGATGGCAAGGAATATACCCATTGAAAAATGACAAAAGAAATACAAAGAAAGGCTTCGATAGCTCAGAGTATCGCTCTTATATCGAGTCCCTCAACTAATAAATTAACACCAGCTCAAGCCTGGCATAACGGATGCAACGTAAGGAGCGCATTTAAGCACGAACCTCAGCTCGCACACGTCGCTTTGATGAGCTTGCTTAAGGATGCTATTGAGTATCTAGATTATAACAAGACTATCACAAGTACAAAAGATTTCATCGATGCGGTAGACTACCTCGTCGAGACGTTTCCAGTTATGAAGGTCGAAGAATGGAAGGTCATAATGCAAAGGCTTAAAGCTGGACACTATGGCAACCGATACGAAAGGCTTAAGCTACCTGAACTCGTAGAGATATTTAAGCAATACGAAGGCGAAAGAGCTGAAATGATGGAGAGAGATTTACAGCGACAGAAAGACGAGCCTCCTACCCCCCTAACAGATGAGCAAAAGCATATCTTTAAGCGGTTAATGAAAGAGCTAGACTTACCAGAGGACGACACAGATGAGCGAGGTCGCTGGAAGTGGATAGAGCACCCTAATTCAGAAATCGATGACAGCTCAGGAGACAATCAATCTAATCAATAAAAAGAAAGGAACTAAGCTATCGGATAAAGGGCTAGACGTTTTTAGCTCTTACGACGCTGAGGATGACTTCTACATCGTTGAAATCAAAAATCGACGAGGCTACTATCCGACTAAGATGATAGAAGCTCTTAAGCTATTTACTAACTACCACAAGGCTCAAAAAATGGGCAAGCATTTTCTGTATATCGTGACAGATGAGTCAGGCTTGTATGTCTTTAATATCAGCAAAGTGATTGACGAGATAATAGACTTAGGAGTCAAGAAGACCAGACAGCCTTCAACTACAGACTTTGATGATGATAGGAGGATAGTCAAGTACGTCTATTTTATTCCTGAGACGATGTCGATATGCACATTTGATTTGTGATTAACTTTTTTTAGACAGAGGCTAATGATGTGCGTATATTTTAGCCAATGGCTACCCCCCGACAGAAACTGATTAAACAGCTAGACAGCATCTTCTCAAAATTCGTAAGGATGAGAGACGCTGATGATTCTGGGATGGCTACTTGTATCTCTTGCGGAGCTGTTAAAAAATGGAGAGAAGGTGACGCTGGACATTTCATATCTAGAGGAAAAATGAGCACTAGATACGACGAACAAAATGTTCACTTTCAATGTAAAAAATGCAACATCTTCCGCAACGGAGAGCAGTACCTCTATTCGCTGGCTTTAGATAGAACATACGGAGAGGGGACAGCAGAGAGGATATATTTAGAATCTAACAAGACTAAGAAAATAAGTATCGGAGAGCTGAGGCGAATGATAAAACACTACACTAGACAAGTTGACGAAATCACAAAGCAGAAAGGCATTTGATAATTGGATAGAATCTAACTATCAAAAGTTAGTGAGTGCTGCAACAAGCATTCACTCACAGCCGACTGACCTTGTGCACCACACTTATCTCAGAATCATAAAGCTCAAAGGAGTCAAGATTGAGAACGTCTTGATAAATCCCTTCGGCTATTTTAGAAGGGCTATGTTCATCGAAGCCACCAGAGGAAAGTTTAAGACTGAGTATCTTTTGACCGATGCTCCAGCACATATCCACGTCTCGGACTATGACATATCTCACGCTCTTTTTTTAGAGAATTTTGAGCTTGCTTTAGACCGATTAAATTGGTTTGATAGGACGATACTAAAGCTCTATTGTGACGGATGGAACTTGACGCAAATCGCACGAGAGTCAGGCATCAATCCGAGCACCTTTCACACGTCTCTCCATAGGTCACGAGAGAGACTAAAATCACATTTTTCAGATTATTATGTTAAATAGAAATTATGCTCTGTATTATCAATAAAATTAGGCTTTTCAACGAACTCAAAAAAGTAAGGGTAACATACCAGCGAAAAGAGATAATTGATTCTAGACCCCTTAAAATGCGTTAGGCGATGTTTTTTATTTCTACACAAAAGAGAGCAAATCGACTAGAAATCTGTCGCAATTGTGAGCACTATATCGACCTAACTAGGAGCTGTGGAACGCTCGGAATCGGGAGCGAAGTGAAGGACGAAAATGACGAATCTGTGAAGCTGTGCGGATGCGTTATGCCGATTAAAACTAGACTCAAAATTGCATCGTGCCCCCTTAAAAAATGGACTAGCGAAATCAGTCGAAAAGACATCGACATAATTAAGAGCATACTAAAGGACGTTGACGGAGTGACATCAATCTCACATCAACAAAATGAGAAGCTGACAGAAATGTGGAACAAGGCTACAGGGAGCAAAAAGAAGGTCAGCTCTTGTAACTCGTGCGTCCGTAAAATGATAACCGAACTAACACAATTTATCAAAGATGACGAATAACTACTATCTACAAATCGGAGTGCTCGCTGACGAGAATCCGTGCTATCAGAAAGAGACCCTCCTTAATCAATGTAAGAGAGGCTGTGACAAGATTGGAGTCGATTGGGAAGAGGTGCAAGCTGAAAAGAGGCTAGGTCATATCGTAGACGCAAAGAGGCTCTGCTGTATGTATCTCAGGGACAAAGGCTGGGGACTTCAAGAGATAGCCGAAGCGGTCGGACTAACGAATCACACCTCAGCACACTATCATCACAGACGAGCAAAAGAGCTGATAGAATACGACCCCCCATTTAAGAAAAAATACCTAACCTTTATACAAGCGTAACGATGACACCTAGAAGAGCAAAGAGATACTTAAATCAGGCTAACGATTGGATAGTGTTTGCCGATGAGATTAAGCCAAACAGCGACCACAATTACAGAGTCATAATGAGCAGAGAGGAGGCGTGGGAAATCTTGCTTAATCTTGCCGTCTCTGAATACCCGATAAGGGAAACGCTTAGAGAGATTGTGCGATTAGCCGATGAGCATCAACAGCAAAATCAACAGCCCCCCGAAAAGGAATAAGATAAGAGAGCGTTATATAGATAAGACAAGACAATCTCAAAGGGATAATAAGATGACAAAATCGGACAAATCAGACACTAAAAAAGAGAATCTAATCAAGGCACTTACTAAAACGCTAGGCGTCGTCTCAACGGCTTGCACGATGGCTGGAGTATCGAGAGACACACACTACAGATACCTAAAGACAGACCCAGAGTACAAGAGGAAAGTCAACGACCTTAAGAACGTAGCTCTAGACTTTGCTGAGACGCATCTACACGAGCTAATCAAGGACGGCAATCCAGCAGCTACAATCTTCTTTCTAAAGACTCAAGGGAAGGTAAGAGGATACATAGAGACTCAGGACTTACAAGTGACAGAAAAGAAGCCGTTAACGTGGATGAACGAAGTCACACGCAAACAGAAACGAGAGACAAAATCAGACTAATATGAACGAAGCAATCTATCACGCTCTAGGCATTTGCGGAGAGCACTCACATCCTAATCTTTTGAACGTATCTCTTATCGTATTGATAGGGTATGTGATAATCAAATCAAGACGCAGAATCAAGGCTTGAGACAGCCGTCGACATACTATCACGCATCAGAATCAGCAGCAAGGATTCAGGTGCATCAGGGAGGCTCTCGTAGTGGGAAGACTTGGAGCTTACTACAGCACGTCATAGACTTCTGTTATCACAACGAGGACGCTGGTGCGGTCGTTACTATATGCCGTAAGACATACCCAGCTCTCAGGGCTTCTGTTATGAGGGACTTCTTTACTATCCTAGAGCAACAGGAAATCTACATCCCCTCACTACACAACAAGTCTCAGAGCACTTATAAGCTCTTCGGGAATGTAGTCGAGTTCATAAGCCTAGACCAAAGCTCTAAGGTCAGAGGAAGGAAGAGAGACCTCCTCTTTTGTAATGAGGCAAATGAGCTAACTCTTGAGGATTGGAGACAGCTCATTTTAAGAACGACAGGACGCATAATAATCGATTTCAACCCCTCAGACCAGTTCCATTGGATATATGATTCTGTCATCCCAAGAGAGGACTCAGACTTCTTTCAAACGACCTACAAAGACAACCCCTTTTTAGAGCAATCAGTTATCGATGAGATAGAGAGATTCAAGGACGTCGATGAGAACTTCTGGAGGGTCTACGGACTAGGAGAGAAGGGAGTCAATCGTAGTGCTGTCCTGACGCATTGGAAACAGGTCAAAAGCATCCCTGACGGATTCAAGCTGATGAACTACGGACTAGACTTCGGATATACAAATGACCCGACAGCTATCGTCGCAATCTACACCGATGGACGAGGCTTTCTGCTAGACGAGATATGCTACGCTACAGGACTCACGAACTCGGCTATCTGTGAGACTATGAGACACGCTGGTATCAATCGAGACGATGTCATTATCGCTGATTGTGCTGAGCCTAAATCTATCGACGAAATACACGGACACGGATTCAATGTCTTCCCTTGTCGTAAGGGAGCTGACTCTATTAGGTCGGGTCTTGACTTCCTACGCTCACGACCCTTGCTAATCACAGAGAGAAGCCTTAACGGAATCAAGGAGCTAAGAAATTACAAATACAAGGAGGACAAGAACGGCAATATCTTGAACTCTCCTGTCGATGCCTTTAATCACTTCATCGACGCATCACGCTACGCCATTACATTCAATCAAACAAATCCGAACTTCGGCTCATACGCTATCGGGTAAGGAATTAACACAAAAATCGTTTTAAGAATATGCAATTCAGAGTCCCCCTACTATACTCAGATTTAACGCTAGGACAACTTGCTACAATCCACACAGAGGATGACCCTATCAAAAGAGTCTCAGCGTGTGCTAACATCACTATCGAGCAACTAAGAAAGCAACCTAAGAAAGTGGTAACTGAAGCCGATGAGCACCTAAAGAAAATTGCTGAGATGGAGACAGGAAAGCATCAAACAATCATAGAGCTAAACGGAGAAGAGTACGGATTTATCAACGATTGGAGTGCGTTCTCTCTAGGGGAATGGATAGACGTTGAAGAGTACGCTAAGGACTTTTGGAACAACGCTCACAAGATAGCCTCAATTCTTTACAGACCTATCGACAGACGGCAAGGCGACGTGTACACGATTAAGCCGTACACAGCAAAGGAAGACTCGGAGATATTTAGAGAGATGTCAGCGGAGATATTTGGAGGATGTATGCTTTTTTTTTCGACTTCAAGAAAGAGACTACTGAGCACTTTGCAGTCCTCTTTAGTGGAGGGAGCGGAGCGAGTGATGAGTTCTCAGAGCGATGGTCTTGGTATTCTACCCTCTACGCCTTATCAGGGGAGTCGTTTCTTAAGATGGACGAAGTATCTGAAAAGCCAGCTAGGGTCGTTTTTACACACCTCGCTTTCCTCAAAGACCTTAAATACAAACTAGAGCAAGAGAGTCAAAAATGATAACATTCAACAACATAGTAAATCGCTTCGAGAAGTTCGTAGAAGAGCATCACTTTCTTAGGTCGTTTACTCACGGCTCTCCGTCAGGAGTAGACCTCGACAAGTTCGAATTATATCCGACGTTGCATCTGGTCTACACAGGAGCAAACTACGATGCTACATCTAAAGAGTATAGCTTCGAGGTGTACATCCTAGACCTACCTCCTGACAAGGCTAACAAGGTCGACAATCAACAGCAACTCGTGAGCAACGCTGAGCAAGCTGCTGAGGACATTCTAGCCGATTTAAGGAACGGAGGGAACGTATTCGACTTCGGACACCTCTACACACTAACGAGCGCAAATACGACGCCCCTAGAGGAGACCACATCGAACTCACTCTCAGGAGTGCTCTTGACTATCTCTATCGAGGTAGGCTTTGAGTACGATTCTTGCAACGCTCCTCTAACTGGAGTCACTCCATCAGGGTCAGCATCGGAGAGCTTGATAGGACGTCAGTCTATTGTGAGCGTTACAGGAGGCGCAACAGGCAATCAGAGCTTCACAGGGATAGGTACTACAACTATGTCGTTAAATCCCTCGACAAATTGGACGAGCTATCGTTACAATATGAACGGCTCGGCATCATTTATCAGCAGCTTTGTCTTGAACAGACACGAGATTCACGGACTGAATACATTGACTAACGTCAAGCTCGACATCACGCTGTCAGTAACGGCATCAGCAGCGACGGTATTTAACATCATAACGGATAACGCTGGCTTTAATCTAGGCTTAAATGAAACTGTTGTATTCACAGGAGCAGAGACTAAAGAGGTCTCGTATTCTGTTAACGCCTCAAGCGAAATCTCTGACGCTTTGTATACTACTTTCAAGATACTACACGGAGTATCTGGAAGCGTACAGATAAAATCATTTACATACACTATCACAGACCCTCTATCGGCATAATATGGCACATCACGAACTCACAGAAGAGGAGAGATTTTCTCAACCTTCAAAAGAACAGATTGACCTTTGGGACAGGGTATTCACAATCCTAAACGACCTAGAGGATAGACTAAAAAAACTCGAAACAAAATCTAAGAAATAATGGAATTCATCTTATCAAATTGGGCAGAGCTTCTAATCGGAGGACTAGCCTTTGCTAAAGTCATCGTTAACCTAACTCCTACAGAGAAGGATAACAAGATATTTGCTTACATCGACGACCTTATCAACTACTTTGTCACAGACTCAAGGAAAAAACTATAAGAAAGCCGTTCAAGCTTACGCTAGAGACTTAAATAATACAGCAAAAAGAGTATTAGGAAGGCGAACGATAGGCAAGAATAAGACGTACGGAGAAGCGTCGGGTAAGCTCAGAAAATCGTTGACCTACAAAGTCAAAGGAAGCGAGATAATTTTTGAGTCCAATCAACGCTCTGCTAAGTTTATCTACTGGGGAGTCAACGGCACGGAAAGAAACTACGATTCTCCCTTCTCTTATAAATCCAAACAGCCCCCTATCGACCCGATTGTTAAGTGGATGAGAGTCAAGCCTGTTAGACTTAGAGACCCTGAGACTGGTAGCTTTATTAAACAAACCGAATCAGGACTAAGGTCGGCAGCGTACTTCATAGCTAAAGCAATAAAAGAAAAGGGAATCCCTAGTCTGAAATATTATGACCTAGCTTTTAACGAGACGATAAACAAATGGAAACCAAAACTAGAGGAGGCTATGCTATTAGACTGGTATGATGAGATTAACAAACAACTTAAAGACAACGACATAGAAACCGAATAAAATGAGCGCACAAATAGACAGCAAGCCGACACTAATAGTCCCCTCAAATCAACCTCTGATATTTACAATCTCAGACACAGGGTCAGCTCCTGATAGGTTCGTCGTATGGGTAGACGAGGACGGAACGCAAATAGCTAAGCTCTATCTAACTCCTAACACAAATAACAAGGTGCACTTCAATCTTGCTGAGGTCGTTAGAGATAGGATTAAGGTAGACGACAAAATAAGAGACGAGAGTGCTACTTTATTGAGCTACGATACAAAGCCATTTACGACAGGAAGGAACGGACTTAGAAAGTATCAAGTTGAGGTCGGTAGGTTTCACAATAACACGGAGTCAAGCCCTCAAGACTCTGACGTCGTTTATCTACTCGACGGAGCTGAGCAATTAAGCTCAGGACTACATCCGTCCTTTGCTGACTACTATCCTACGGCAAGCACTAAGAAGGTATGGCTAACGGACAGAGAGCCTGTTAACAATATCGTCAACGTCAACGTCAGGCAAGAAGACGAGGGATGTATAGCCTTTCTTAATGATTCAAACATCATCAGCGGTCTGGCTGGCTTAGTAGAATACAAGCTCTATGATGCATCAGGCTCAGTTTTGCAGACAGAATTAGACACAATAAACTCAGCAAACGGAGCACAGCTCCCCGCTGACTCTGACATCAATCAAAAGCTCACTTATCTAATGGCATATCCAGCAAATATTAAGGGCTGGATTTCGGCTGGCAAAGCTCCTGAGGATAATCCAAGCTGGAGCTACTATGACATCCAATTAGAGACAGGCTCATTAGCTCAAACGAGTAATATCATTCGCTTTCATAAAGAGTGCGGAGCTGTTAAGCACGACAACACTCAGCTAGCTTGGACTAACACACGAGGAGGATGGGACTCGTTGACGTTTACAGGACGCTTATCAGAGACCGAGACGACTCAATCTAAGCCCTATCAAAAACAGATAGGAGATTGGGATGCTTCGACGTACACCTTCCTCCCTCAAGCTCGTGAGATTGAATCTTATCAGCGCACAAACTCAATCAAGCATAAGCTCAATCGTATAGACTTCTCCTTTGCTGAAATGGAGCTATTGAGATACGCTCTACGCTCTGATAATGTGATGATGAGAATTGGAGATTCGGGAGCTTGGCAACCTGTAACTCTTGATACAAAGTCTTACAAAGTCAATCAGACAGCTTCGAGGATGTTTAGTATCTCTGTAGATGTAACACTAGCACAAGTAGTCAAATGTTAACTCTGACGCTATGGAATGCAGCTGAGACAACTCAGCACACGATAGAGCTGTATCAACACGCTCCTGTCAACCTGAACTATCAATTCACGGACGTCACCAATATCAACAAGGCTGTCGGCTCGTACTCTCAGACTTTTAGAATACCAGCTACAAAAGCAAATACAGACTTTTTTGGAGACATAAAGAATCCAGCTGTTCAGACATCATTCGGACTGATAGAGGGACGATACTCAGTTAAGAGGAAGATACGAGCTGAGCTGTCTTACAACTCTATCCCGATGATGACAGGCTACGTCCAAATCAAAGCCATCTATCAACAGAAAAAAGACTATGCTGATATTGAGCTAGTGTTCTTTGGAGATACTGTAGATATGGCTGCTAAAATCGGAGACAAGATGATTTCGGATATAGCAGACAACTCCTTAAATCACGTCTTAAATAAATCTAACATCGTTAACTCTTGGGCTGGTTCATCGGCAGCACCTTTTGACGGGAGCGTTAGATATGGTCTTTTAGACAAAGGTCAAAACTGGCAAGCGATAGCTGGGTCTAACACATCAGCAGCAAGTCCAGTCTGGAGCAATACAGATGGCGTTTATCAAGGCTATTTGACTCCATACGTCAGAGCTAAGTATCTTGTTAATACGATACTAAGTGAGGCTGGCTTTACTTATACTTCTAACTTTATTGACGGCTCAGATTTTGCTAATGTTTACTTGCCAGCGTACTTCGGGTCTGAGACCCCTCGCTCTACGGATTTTGAGCCTGAAAATCAACTTGCAGCTGTCGGACTAGCTGCTAACGTAACTACTACCTCGATAGCTGTCTTGCCATTATTAGACACAGTTTCCAATGCGTATGATTACGGAGGCAATTGGGATAACTCTACATATCAATACACATCCCCTTACATAAACGAAACTACGTTCACGCTTAACACAAGCGCAACACCTCACTCGTCAGGCTTAGAGTATGTCATTTTTAAGGTCTGGAAGATACCCTCAGGGTCTGTCGTAGGACAGCAACAGCTCACATTTTCAGGGACAGGACAACATACGTTCACTTTCTTTTTGTTAGGAGGCGATAAGATTTATGTAACAGCTCAAAAAGCATCTAACGCACCAGGTGGGACGTATGAAGCTTTTGGCTCTGGCGTCGACGGGTCTGGCACTTGGCTAAGGATTGACAACGTGACTGAGCCTCTTCACGGACAGACTGTTGATATGTCAAAGAACTATCCTGAGATAAAGCAAATTGATTTCTTAATGGGCTTGCAGAGTATGTTTAACCTTGTCTTTGTGCCAGACAAAAACAAGCCTAATCACATTTTAATCGAGCCTTTTAACGACTATGTATCGTCGGGGACTGCTAAAGATTGGACTAACAAAATAGACTACACAAAGGACGTCGTAGTTAAGCCAACCGTTGACCTTCAAAAAAAGCAATATGACTGGACTCATTCGGAGGGTCAAGATTTTGTAAATGTTTTAATTCAGCAACAGACGGGAAGGGTTTACGGACGCTATAGAGTAACAGACCCTCAAAATGACTTTGCATCAGGAGAAGCGAGCATACAGAGTCCGTTTGCACCTTACTTGATGACACACATTCCTAACACGAATTTTGTCATACATCGCTGTATCACTAACGACGGCTCAGCTGTAGGGACTCCAAAGCCTCGTCTAGCTTTTTGGTGCGGTCAATCGACATTAATGGGGGCTTTATATATTAGAGAAGACAACGGAACTACTGACACAACTGCGTACAATTTTCCAGTTTTTTCAAATTATAATAGTGAGAGCCCTACGATTACAGACGAAAATCTAAACTTCGGATATGAGCGAGATTTTTTCTTTGTACAAGTACATCCATTGAATACTCTATACTATAAGTACTGGAGTCCTTATGTCAATGAGCTTTATACTCACGGTGCTCGTCACGTTACAGCGTTTTTCAAACTCACCAGAGCTGACATTCAAGACTTTGAATTCTCGGATAAGATTTACATAGAAGACACTTACTATCGTATCTTAAAAATTAGCAATTTTGACGCAACTAAGGAGGGGATAACAAAGGTCGAGCTGTTAAAAGTAGGAACGGACGTTGCTGATTGCGCTGACATCCCACACGGAATCAAATCGAACGGACAAATCGTATTTAATAACAGTAATATTGACTACGGCTCAGAGGAGTGCTGTGTTAGGTACGGCTATACTTGGAGAAAAAAATTAGGAAGATGCTACCCAGCGGGCTCTCAAGCAATACCCCCCTCAGTAACTTAAGGAATATGCATAAAGGACGTTTAATACTTGAAGCGATATTGCTACTACAAGCCTCAGACGTAAAATCTAAGAGGCTTCCGTTATGGCATTACGCTCTCGACTACTCTCTAACTCTTGTATATCTGTCGCTATACGGCTACACGATTTACTCTCTAATTAACTGGCTAATATGAGCAAAAAGCAGACAATGATATTCGGGGTAAAGACCGAAGGAGCAGACGTAGCAGCAAAAGAAGTCTCTAATGTAGGGAAAGCTGCTGGTGAAAGCTCTAAAGAGGTAGGAGACTTAAACAAGAGCCTTGAGAGTGCAGGCGATTCTGCAGGCGATGTAGGGAGCAAAGGTAAGCGAGGGATGGGGATGCTCTCTAAAGGTCTTAAAACAGGCGTAGGAGGGCTTAAAACACTTAAAACAGCACTTATCTCGACGGGAATAGGTGCGCTTGTCGTTGCTGTAGGTGCGCTTGTCACAAATTTTCAGATGTCAGAGAAGTGGAGCGACAGACTAAGAGTAGCGTCGGCAGCTTTGGGAGGTGTATTCTCAGTCGTTAGCGAAGCTATAGAGTCGTTAGGAGATTTTTTACTTGCAGCTTGGGAAAATCCACAGATAGCAATAGACGCTTTCAGCGACAGAATGGCAACTATTTGGAGCGTTATCACAGGCGTAGGGTCTCTGATAAAAGAAAGCTTTGTTCTAACCTTACAGACTCTCAAAAAATGGTTTATTCAGGCGGGAATTTCAGCGACTGAATTCTTCTCTGCGGGCTTTGCTGATACGTCAGGAATGGAGGCAGCTCTACAGAGCGTTAAGGATGACATAGAGGAGACTAAAAACGAAATAGCAGAGGCAGCGAATCAAGTAGCGACGCCATTCGTCCAAGCCTTTAACAAAGGTAAAGATGCTCTAAATCGATTTACAGAATCAGCTAAGGTCGCAGCTAACGCTTCGATGGCTTTAGAGAGAAGACAGCTGATGCTAGAAAAAGCTGAGCGAAAATTGTCTGTGCAATTTGCTCAAAGTAGACAAAAGATAGCCGAATACAAGAAAGACTCTGATGACATTACTTTAAGCTTTGAGGAAAGGATTGACGCTGCTGAAAAGGCTGCTGATATTGAGGCAACTTTGGCAAAAAACAACTTAACAATAGCAGAAGAGCAAGTAGCCATACTTAAACAAAGACAAAGAGAAGGTGACAAAACACTTAAAACAGCGGAGGCTTTAGCTGAGGCTGAGATAGCTCTTGCTGACGCTCAGATAGAATCTCTCGGAGTTCAGACTGAGCTAATGACTAAAATTAACGGCTTGAAGCTAGAGCAAAAGGCAGCTGCTCAAGAAGCTGCTGACGCTGAAAAGGCAAGACTTGACGCACAGATTGCTCTACAAATTGAAGCCGATGCTGTTTTGCAAAGCGAGTATTTCAATGCTGTTGAAGCCGAAAAGAGGAAGTGGGCTGCTCTGATGGAGGAAGCGGGAAAGGGCTCTTTTGAATACTTACAACTAGAGGCAGCTAGAGACAAAAAGCTTGAGCAAATGAGGTTAGCTCAGGATAAGAAGGATTTAGCTCAAACAAGAGCTGTAAATCAAGCTAAGCTCAAGCTAGCTAATGACGCCTTTGGTGCGCTTATGGCTTTGAATAACTCACGAAGCGCAAAAGACGAAGCGACAGCTCGTAAGCAATTTGAAACTAACAAAGCGTTTTCTTATGCTCAGGCTACCATAAACACAGCTCTAGCAATTTCTGACGCTCTTGCAAAGGACAGCGTAGCTCCGTTCTCTAGATATGCGTCAGCTGCGACTGCGGCAGCTATGGGGTTAGCGCAAGTCTTAGCTATAAGTAACACACAATTCGACGACTCCGCTTTTAATGTAGATGACGACATACCAGAATCGGGAGGCTCAGATGCTGGTCAAGGGTCAATGGCTACAGCAGCCGAAACTGCCCCACAAATAGACTTAGGATTTTTAGGAGAGGGAGCGGGTAACACTATACAAGCCTTTGTCATATCTGAAAACGTAACTAATCAGCAGCAAGCCGACCAGCTTGTGCAAGAACAAACTGTACTATGAAAATAATAGAACTTATAATCGACGAGGAAGCTGAGCTATTTGGCATCGATGCTATCTCGATAGTCGCTAAGCCAGCAATCGAGTCCTCATTTTTAGCTCTTAACGAGCAGAAGCTAACTTTAACCGAAGCCGACCCCGACAAGCGTATCTTGATAGGAGCAGCTCTCATCCCTGATAAGATGATTTATCGTCACAACGGAGAGGAGGAATTCCACGTCTATTTTTCTAAGAAGACAATCAGGAGAGCGATGGAGTTATTTTTCAAATTTGGAAATCAGGGCAACACGACCCTCGAACACGAGCACAAATTAAACGGACTAAATGTCGTCGAGTCGTGGATAGTGGACGACCCTAAAATGGACAAATCTCAGCTCTACGGATTGGACGTTCCTAAGGGAACTTGGATGGTATCTGTTAAGGTCGACAACGATGCAATCTGGCAAGATTGGGTCAAGTCGGACAAGGTAAAAGGCTTCTCGATTGAAGGCTATTTTATAGACAAAATGCAGCAAGAAAATAGGTCAAAATTGATGTCAGAATTGACCGAAATTTTGTCAAATCAGGCAAAAACGTAAAACTTTGTTTAAGGCACTTTTTAGCCGTTTTAAGCGACTTTCGTCTTTCTGTAGTATTAGACCCTTACTTTCTTGAGATAATCGAAAAGCCTATTCCTGCTGAGATACAGAGCCTCTAACATTATGTTAAATAGAAAAAACTTTTAATCAATTTGTAAGGATTTAACCCCCTAAATCGTTTACTAAATATATTCTAGAATTATGACTCTATCAGAACGCATCAACGAGCTTTTTCAAAAGTTCAACGTCAACCTTAAGACGGAAGAAATTGAGGTCAACCTAGAGGCACAAGCTGTCCTCGATAATGGTACAATCATTTACACAGACGCAGACTCATTTGATGAGGGAGCTGAGGTATATATCCTTAACGAGGAAGGCGAAAAGATACCTTTGCCAGAGGGAGAGTACGAACTAGAAGACGGCTCTAAAATGTCTATCGGAGAAGGTGGCAAGATTTCTAGAGCACCCCGTAAAGGAGGAGAAGGCGAAGGACAAGAAGGCGAGTCTGGAGAAGGTGGCGAGTCAAGAATAGGCGAAGGAGGTACACCTCCGAAAGCTGGACGTAAGCCTAAAGCTCCACCAGCAAGGAAAGACCCACCAAAATCACCTTTCCCCCCAGCAAAAGATAAGAAAGCCCCACCTAAAAAGAAGCAATCAGCTCAACAAAAGCTAGAGGAAGAGGAAAAGAAAGAGGAGCTTAACGAAGTGGAGGTTATGGAGATGCTTGTAGAGAGATTTCCCGACCTTGACAAAGAGATGGCTGCTGCAATCGCCTCAGCGGTCGCTGAGATATATGCGCCTGAGGTCGAAGTCGTTGACGCAGAAGACGAGAAGGACGAGGAGGAAATGAAGCACACTCCAGACCACAAAGAGGAGGACAAGATGTACTCAGAGCAAGAGAAGCTCTTAACAGAATTAAAGGCTCAACTAGAATCTCAAGAAGCTGAGCTAACAGAATTAAAGACACAAGCTGCGTCGGAAGGCGTTAAGCGTGTGACGTCAACAGCTCGCAAGACTGAGCCTGTAGACTTAACGAAACTTTCAACAGAGGAGCGAATTAAGGCTCTTTATAATAAATTCAATAAATAAGCCTAAAACACTCTTAAAATGGCAAATGCAACAATCAATACGACATACGTCGGGCAGTTAGCTACCCCCTTTGTCGCACCAGCGATTCTTTCCGCTGATTCTATAGCTAACGGATATATCTCTGTACTAGAGAACGTAAGACACGAAGCTGTCCTTAAGAAGTTCTCAGGTGGGGCTATTGCTGACAGAACTTGTGAATTCACTACAGCAGCTGGAGCTTTAGTTCTTAGCGACGTTACGCTTACAACTAACCAGCTTCAAGTTAACGAGCAAATCTGTAACAAAGACTTAGCTCAAGATTGGGCAGCAGCTCAAATGAGAGGTGCGGACGCAGCAGCTCCTAACGCTTATCAGGCTTTCTTATCTCAGTACGTTGCTAAGATTGTCTCTCAGGACGTTGAGCGCAATATGTGGAAAGGCAAGTACAATCACTCTGACGGAAGCACAACATCGACTCATCAGTCTTTTGCTGGTATTATGAACAAGTATGTTGCTGGAGCTGGTACTCACGAGACTCTTAATGTTGGAGCTTGGCAAGGTGGCACGCCAGGAACTACAGCGACGTACATCCTTGACAAGTTAGCTAATCTAACAGCTGACGCTCCTGACGCTATTGCTGGAGACCCAGATACTAAGCTAATTATGTCTCGCAAGAGTGCTCAGCTTTACTACGAAGCTCTTGCTGCAACTTATAACCTTCCATTCCTAAACGATGGCTTAGTAGCTCGCTACAAAGGTTATGAGATTTTGACACCAGCTGGATTCCCTAACGACACAGCTATCTTGACTAAGATTGATAACATCTATTTCGGTACTAACGTCCTTACTGATATGATTGAGGCTCGTATGTTAGACCTTACAGGAGTAACAGGCGACGCCGTAACTCGTGTAGCTATGTTATTCGACGCTGGCTGTCAAATCGTAGACGAGGCGTCTATGGCTTGCGTAAGACGTTCAGCGTAACAATTATTAAATCGGATAAGAGAGGAGGGGCAACCCTCTTCTCAACTCCACAAACTCTAATTCAATGGCGTGTAACACGACAGTATCGGGGAGAGCGTTACCCTGTAAAGACTCTCTCGGAGGTATCAAAAAAATATGGGTAGTTAGCTCTGTAGGAGGCGACGCAACTGTGAGCTTTGTGGAGGACAATCTCTCAACGGTTTCAAGTGGAGCTGTAGCAAACTCTACATCAGCGACAATCCTTAAAAGCTACGAAATGCACAAGAACGTCGGGTCATTTACTCAGACGCTTAACGTATCTCCTGAGAACGGGACTATCTTCTACACTCAGGTCGTTTCTTGTCAATTCTCTAAGGAGGTAGCAGCCGACATCGGAGGCTTTCAAGATATGATTAAAGGACGTCTAGCTATCGTTGTGCAAGATGTGAATGACAACTACTTTGTAGTCGGTCACACTAGAGGCTGCGAGGTAACGGCTGGCTCTGTAGAATCAGGAACAGCTCTAGGAGACTTTAACGGACTTAAGTACGAATTCACAGCTCACGAAGCTATCGCAGCTCCATTCTTAACAATTACAGGAGCGAACCTTACGTTCACAGCGACAACTTAATTTTAAGCTCGCATTTTTAACTGATTAGGATGAGGGGAGGCACAGGCTTCCCCTTATTTGATTAAGATGATTAGATTACAGCCAAATACAGCCTCTCAGACGCTCTATGCTTCCCCCTTTCAAGCTAGGAAGTATCTAAGCACGTTTACACACTATTTAATCGAGTTTAAGGGTATGTCTACGAGTAAGACTTTCCGTCTTATCCTAAACACTACATCGGACAACTCACGCTTCACATCGGCAACGATAGGAACTAATGTCGACGATGCGATTAACGGAAGCATAAAAATCGAGGATTCAGGATTCTACACCTTTATCATCTACGGACAGACCTCATCTTCTAATCTAGACCCAACTAACGCCTCAGTCGTGGGGATTTGTCAGAGAGGAATCTTGCAAATCGTCGGTGAGGAAGCGTGGACAATTCCTTCAATCGATATACCTGATAACGTAGTATATTACGAGTAACAAATGGACTTAATAACACTATCACAATACGAAGAGAAGTCTCATCAAGAGCAACCCTCAGGAAAGGGATGGATAAACTATGGAGACGACAACCTCTATCCTAACTATCTAGTCGACTTGTATCAATGCTCAGCGACTCACAATGCTCTGTGTACGTCTATAGCTTATATGATATTCGGAAAGGGAGTACAAACGGACTCTCTAGACGCCAGATTGAAAGCTGAGGAATGGAATCTTAACGACGAAATCCGCAAGGCTTGTCTAGACCTTAAAATTCAAGGAGGATTCGCTCTAGAGATTATCTATTCAATTGACAGAACGACGATTTCTAAGGTTCGACATCTACCCTTTGAAAATATACGCTCAGGAGAGGTAAACGATAGAGAGGATGTAGATTTCTACTACTACTCTAGAGATTGGTCTGACGCCTCACAAGAGCCTCAAGAGATTAGAGCTTTTGACCCTGAGGACAGCAAGGACTACCCGACTCAGATTATGTATGTCAAGCCGTTCTCAATAGGCTCATTCTACTATCCTAAGCCTGATTATCAAGGCTCAATCTCTTATATCGAGCTAGACAAGGAAATCGGCACTTATCACATAAACAACATCAAGAACGGACTAGCCCCCAGCTTCACTATCCACTTCAAAAATGGTACTCCAGCACAAGAGGAAAGGACTAGAATAAGAACGGACATTGAGAATCAGCTTGCGGGAGCTACGAATGCGGGTAAGTTTATAATCACATACTCAGACCAGCCAGACAGGAAGCCTGATTTTGAGCCTTTCCCCCTAAGTGATGCAGATAAGCAATATCAATTCCTATCGACTGAGGTGACTGACAAAATAATGGTCGGTCATAGAGTCGTATCGAGTGCGATGTTTGGAGTCAAGACAGCTGGACAGCTAGGCAATACTCAAGAGCTTGCTGTAGCTTCTCAGCTATTCGATAGACAAGTGATAGAGCCATACCAGAGAATCGTCAACAAAGCTCTCAAGAGCCTTTTCAGAGCTGCTGGCGTCCCCGATGTGGTCGTAGTGAGTAAATCTGCTCCGATTCTTATTGAGGCGTCTAAAGACGAGCTAGAGAGCTTCTCTGACTATCCTGACTCTGTATCTAATAACGCTAAGAGAGGGATAGAGCTTAACGAGAATCAAGGGAATAAATGTGCTACACAGACAGGAAAGGTGAGAGCGCAACAATTAGCTAAAGGAGAGGCTATCTCAATCGATACTATTAAGAGGATGTACTCATACTTAAGCCGTGCGGAGGAGTATTATGACGAGAACGACACGAAAGCCTGCGGAACTATCTCTTATCTACTCTGGGGAGGTAAGGCTGCTTTAGGATGGAGCAGAAATAAGCTCAGAGAATTAGGTGAGCTTAACCTATCTGAGGACGAGTGCTGTGACAACAAGTGTTGTGAGCTAGAACAGAAGCCTGAGGATTGCTGTGAGAAGCCTTGCTGCGAAAAGCACAACCTCTCAGAAGAGCAAATCCACGAGCTAGACCTAGCTAGTGACTTTCTTATTGAGTTAGGAGAGGAGATGTCCGACGATTACGAGCTTATCGATTGTAGAAAGGTCGACTATGACGAGGAGAAGTCTCAGGATGCGATGTGGAGCTTTGCAAGAGCTATCGGAGGAGGACGTAAAGAGAGCGACCCCTCAGAGGTATCGTCACAAGACAACAAGCTGATAAAGGTGCGATATGCTTATATGCCTCAGGAGGTCGATACAGAGGTCTACAAGTCACGAGATTTCTGTCGTAAGATGGTCGGAGCTGGTAATAAAGTATGGGCTAAAGAACAGATAGAGCTTGCAAGCACAAAAGCCGTGAACAAAGGCTGGGGAGCTGGAGGAGCTGCGACGTATGATTTGTTCCTATATAAGGGAGGAGGTAGCTGTGCTCACTATTGGGAGCGTAGGACGTACCTTAAGAAAGGCAACAAGCAAATCTCAGTCAATAGGGCAAAGAAAATAATGAGAGAGGCTGGATATGAGCCTCTCGTTAAGAACTCTCCGAAGGTAGCTAAGAGACCTCGTGATATGGGCAACAATACAAGAGGCTTTCTAGATGGACGAGGTAATTGGACAACCCCACAATAAATTTAACTAAATGGCACTAACAGCAGAAATCTTATTTGTAAATCCTGACTACCTTAAGAGACTAACAAATCTCAACGGCTCAGTCGAGGACTCGTACATCATTCCGAGCGTAATCGTTGTCCAAGACAAAATCATACAGCAGTATCTAGGGACAGACCTCTTAAACAAGCTCAAAAGTGACGTAAGTGGAGGAAGCCTATCAGGTAACTATGAGACGTTAATGGACAGCTATGTGAGGAAGGCGGTTTGCTGGTGGACTATGGTAGACTTAATCCCATCGCTCTACACTAAAATCGACAACGGAGGTCTAGTGATAAGGTCTGCTGAGAACACGACTCCAATCTCAGAGAATGACCTACACAGAGAAATCGAAAGAGCACGAACTAACGCTCAATTTTACACTGAGAGACTTGTGACTTACTTGTGCAATAACTCAAACCTCTTTCCAGAATACTCAAGCAACTCAGCTGGCGAAATGACCCCCCAGAGAGAGACTTACAATCAGAACGGAATGACAATATCAGGAGGGAAGGTAACAGAGCTTAAAAAGTACCTCTTCTCGTGACACGAAATAAGAACACACAACTCCTAAAAAATTGGCTTAGTAAAAATGGACATCGAGATTCAAATAATCCTCAACCTCATCCCGATTCTGGGAGCGATGATAGGCGTGTATGTAACCCTGACAAAAGAGGTCGAAAGGCTAAGAGGTAGGATATACTCTCTCGAAGCCGATAGAGACGAGGTTAAGCTGTTAGTCAAGGAGTGCATAGATGGAATCCAAGAGCTTAAAATCTTACTTGCAAAGAAGGGACTCTAATGGAGCTTAAATGGTTTGACATATCAGAATTTGACTCGCCTGATTTAGAGGGGTCAGGAGAGATGATGGAGGAGGAAGTCCTTCAAAGGCTAGACGTAGCTCGTGACATATACGGAAGCCCTATGATTATATCGTCAGGATTTAGAACGATAGCTCACAACAAAGCCGTCGGAGGCGTAAAAAATAGCTCTCATCTTTTGGGATGGGCTGTAGACATCCGATGCACTAACTCACACAGCCGTTTCTTAATGGTCGAAGCCTTGCTCGATGCTGGATTCAATCGGGTAGGCATATCCGACACTTTCATTCACGTCGATTGTGACCCTGAGAAGACTCCGCTGTTGATATGGACGTATTAAGCTCTTTATGAGACCTAGACTTAACGGACAGAAACTAGAGGCATATAAGCACCTCACAAAAGACGAGAGGCGCATCCTAGTAATCGGAGACCTACACGAGCCATTTTGCCTCAAGGGGTATCTTAAATTCTGTAAGGACGTCTACAAAAAGCACAATCTAAATCAGGTCATCTTCATCGGAGATATAATAGACAATCACTACAGCTCATATCACGAGACTGACCCTAACGGACACTCAGGAGGGCTTGAGCTTGCTCTTGCAATTAAGAAGGTCGAGGATTGGGCTAAGGCATTTCCTAAAGCTGACGTCTGCATCGGCAATCACGATAGAATCATAATGCGCAAAGCGTTCTCATCAGCTATCCCTAGAGAATGGATTAAGTCATATAACGAGGTCTTAGGCACTAATTGGAATTGGGTAGAGAGTATCGAGTACGATGGAGTACTCTATGAGCACGGAGAGGGAGGACAAGCTAAGACTAAAGCTAGAAATAATATGATGTCGTCGGTTTGCGGTCACACACATACGGAGGCTTACGTTCAATGGTACGTCGGCAAGAAATACAAAGTCTTCGGAATGCAAGTCGGATGCGGTGTAGACGCTAAAAGCTACGCAGCAGCCTACGCAAAAAACTTCAAAAAACAAGCTATCTCAGTCGGAGTCGTCTTAGGAGGACATACGGCTTACAATGTAATGATGCAACTATGAAAAACCCCCTACTTAATAACTTACTAAAGGGTCTAGATTTGACCCAACTATTCAAAGGCAAAGGAGACCTCAAGAGATGGAGTGCTAAACGCACTATCGGAGGTACGATTGTCGCATACGCTCTCTACAGTATGGAGCAATCTGGAAACGGAATCGAGCCCTATGGAGTGCTCCTATGTCTGATAGGTGTGCTACCTTTGTGCTTGTCTTTTTTAGAGAAGGATTAACCTACAAGAGTGACTCACTTTGACGAGTCTGTGTTAGTTCATTTGATGGGATGCCCTTGCTTCGGTGGGGGCATCTTTTTTTTATGCCTTTCGAGCCCCCGAAAACATTAAGAAAGTAAAAAAACTTTAGATAAAAGATAAAATAAATTAGGATTTAGAAAAGTGATAGCCCTATATTGCGGTCATAACACAAACAAACAATCAAAAAAAATGAGCAATTTTAACACACAATCAACTGAGAGTCAGTCAGTTACAACCTTAAAAGAGGACACGTCATACACTAATGACAAAGGAGAGTCAATCCTAGTGAAGCAAATAACATACTACACAGAGCTAGACGGATATAGATACATAGATGGAGCTTTCTGTGACGAGTTTGATGTGAATGGCGGATTTCAAAATCGAGGCTGGTATCCTATCAGAGCGATAGAAAGATTCACAAACAAAGCATAGGCAATCTGATGAGCACCTTAATGGTCGAAACGTCGAGAGACGTCATTGTCAAACAAACACAAAAAAACAATTTTAAGATGTTACAATCAATCACACTTACAGAACTAGAGACAGCGATGCTTAAGAGAATCCAGAATCTAGAAGTCGACGGAATCGGAATGGGCTTTTCAGAGTTCGACGGCTACAACCTAACACCTCAGGAGAAGGGAGTGCTCAGCTCTCTGATTCAGAAAGGTATCGTTTACGATTCTACAGACGGAGAGGACGACTATCCGACTCCTATGTATTGCTCAAGCTCTAAAGCTCCTCGTCTTCTTGATGAGGAGTCTGAGCACCCTAAGCTAGACTTAATCCTACAGATGGACAAAGACACTCTCAGAGAGTTCTTGCGTAACGCAGAGCAAAGGGTAGCTGAGGAGCTAGTTCGTCGATTCCCTTTCGGTCTTGACGGACAAAATTGGGAGAGAAGTCAGAAGGCTAAATCTGAGGTAATAAATCAGGTTAAAAAAGAGTTCAACGTAGACCTTCACGACGAGGAGTATCAGGAGCTACAATCAATCATCGACAGAGACGAGTACAATCATCGTCTAGAGCTTGTAAGGGACATCTGTCATCTGTCATACAACTACGGATGTAATTGGAGATACGAGAATTTATACAAGGCTAATCGTAAGGCTTTCAAATGGTCTAAATACTTCACTAAGAAGGACGGCAAATACTACTCAAAAGCTCCTATGTTTGGACTAGAGAACGGAGAGCTAGTAGCTGAAAAGGTCGCTGGAGGATGGTGGAACGTGACACGCTACGGAAGTCACCTTAACTCACCTGATAGCTTAGTAGACATCATCAGAGATTATCAGGATTCTGTAGAATGGAGCAAGCGTATTGCTAAGGACGATATTAAGGAGCAAATTGAGCGCATAGGACACACACAGCTTGACGACAAGAGAGGTCTCTCTGATGCTGAGATTGAGCTGTTGATTTCAGAAGTAGAATCAGAGGGAGCTAAGCAAGAGCTATACACCTTCAAAGATGACAGCGTGAGACCTTTCATAGTAGAGGACGAAAAGACGTACTTAAATGACCCTACCTACCTCATCGCTCCGACTACTTATCAGATAGCTCAGCAACGCTTAAAGATGCACAATGAAATCAAGAAGGCTTTCAGTCGTCAGAGCTACTATCAGAAAGAGCTTGCTAAGATTAACGCTGAGTATAACAGAGCTAAAAAAGAACTAGAGCAGAATCTAGCAATCCTAGAGCAGCTGACAAGCAACAAAGCTCAGATTATTGACAGAATCGAATCAGGCGAAATCGTATACAAATAACCCCCTTAAATTCTTATCAAATGGATAACGTAATTAAACACATCGAGACAAAGATTGAAGAGCTTAACAGAAGTATCGAATACAATCAGAGAGAGCTGAAAATTGCGCAAGAGTTTTTGAACTTTTGCATCGTTAAAGAGAGAGCCGTTGAGCCAGCACAGCGAGACGTCGATTATCACACTCGTAGAATCAATGAAGCGACCCTTGAGCTAGATGTGTACTACACAGCTCAGGACGCAAAAGCGGAAGAAAAGCATCTAACATCATACCCTAAGAACTAATGAAACCTAAGCTAGAAAGAAAGTTCAATATAGAACTACTATATTTTAACCTTATTAGAGACTTCTACACTACTGAAGACTTAAAAAAGATAAGAGCTTTTATCGATGAAACTATTGAGGAAAGAGAAGACGGTCAAATCATATAACACATAGAAAAAATGGACTTTAATTTTCAAGATTTACTAGACGAGCTTAGCTTAGAAGAGCTAAAGCGATTTAAGCACGCTCTCGGAGCTTATTATGAGCGCAGAGTACGAGAACGCCAGAAAGACATAGAAGACGCTCAGAACGCCTTAAAACAGCTTTTAGATGACTGATTCACTAATCCCCCCTTATATGGACATAAAGAGAGGAGCTGTAACTAAGAACGAGCTTGACAAAATCAACACGAAGCTCACTTTCTATCTAGGGTATATTGAGTATCGCTCTAAGAACGCTTGGAGAGGTCAGGATAGCTCTTACATAGAGACAGACCTACAGAACATTTTAATCAGAATGAGGAACGACTTAATCACTAACGAGTCCCCTTTTTGATTGTAAGTAAAAATTAGATAATTCGTTTAATAATCAGGAGGCTAAACACCTCCACAAAATCAAATCAGATGGTAGCATCTAAAATCAAAACAATCACCAAGACTAATAGCACTTGGGAAGGTCAATCGGGAACGATGTACGACTATGACGTAGAAATGGAGGACGGAGCTAAAGGCGTAGCCTCAAGCACGTCACCAGAATCTCCTCCGTATGGAGAAGGCGACGAGGTAGAGTACACCTCTAAGACGAATAAGTGGGGCACTAAGCTCTCAATCAGAAGAGCTAACACATTCTCAGGAGGAGGAGGCTTCAAAGCCGACCCAGCACGAGAGACGATTATAACTAATTCGTGGGCTATCGGGACGGCTGTGAATATAATGGGAGTCTGTCCAGAAAATACGAGCTACGATGACTATGTCGAGAGTGCTGGGCTTGTCGCTAAATTATTAATCTACAAACGTGACAACCTATGAGCGTAGAAAGTATTAAAGCCTACGTCAATATCGTTGACGAGGTGAAACCTTTAGAGCGCAAAATTATCGAGCTACTTGCTTCGGGGGGCTATGCCCTCCGACAAGTCTCTCAGAAGCTCTTTATGCCCCTCCAAACAGCCTCAGCTCGTCTGAGCGAGCTTCACGACAGAGGCATTGTTGAGCAGCGAGGTAGAAAATACTATCTGACGTCAGTCGATAGGATTGAAGAGGTAAAGCAAAACAGACAGAAAATCCGTTTCGATAAGTGGGTCAAGCTAGGAGAGAAGGAAGGATTCTTTTCTAAGCTCGAAGCCCAAAAGCTAGACGAGTATTTCGATAGGTCGGGAAAGCCCCGACATAAATCAGAGGACATCCCTCAAGCAAAACTTCCATTTTAAGAAAATATGGCACACATTCAGAACGACTTGAAAAAGTATATCAAAAAGCTCTACGGCACGCAAGCAAATTGCGCTCGTAGATTAGGCGTGACAACGATGTCCGTCCACAATTGGCACACACGCAACCCTAGAGGGATGCTTAAGTACGCTCCTGAGATTGTATCTCAGGTGAATACGACTTGGACTCAGCTATCAGCGGAGGTCTTGTCAAGAGAATCAGAACTAAATCAATAACCAGAGGGACACCCCCCTCACAAATTTCTAACGATGGCTAAAAAAGCTACACAGCCTCAAGAGGCAAAAGCTCCAAAGAGAGCACAATTAACAATCAAGACTCTACAGATAAAGGACGGAGATTGGATTAACACATCTAAAGGATGGCAGCAATCTGTATCAGACGCTTATCGCAATAACGACGGAATCATTTGCGTCGAGATTGCTGATTGGGGAGAGTTTAAGTTTATGAGCAACGACCAATCTATCACGATAGAACGCTAATCAAATGAGAAAAGAATAATCAAATGAGACAAGAACTAACACCACTATCATACAGCTCTCTAAAGGAGTTTATGAAGTCTCCAGCTCATTTTTTAGCATATAAGAATCGAGAACTTAAGGAGACCCCAGCGATGAGATTCGGGACAGCCGTGCACTCGGCTATCCTAGAACCTCAGAAATTTATAAATCAATACGATAAGACAGACCTGAGGAGGAATACTAAAGCCTACAAGGAGCTAGATGACTCTAAGCTATGGCTAAGCTCCTCTGAATGGTCGTCTATCGAAGGAATCAAGAGAAGTATATCTCGCAACGTAAGCGCATCAGATGAGCTTTCTAAATGCGCTCACTTTGAGCAAGAGGTCAAGGGAGTAATAAAAGGCGTAGAGTTCAGAGGATTCGTCGATGCGATGAGTCAAGACACGATAATCGACCTTAAGACTACTCAAGACGCCTCTCCTGATGGCTTTGCTAAGAGCGTATACAATTTTAGCTATCACTTACAAGCATCTATCTATCTAGAGCTTACGGGAGCAGACAGATATTTCATTCTAGCCGTAGAGAATCAAAGCCCTTACTCGTGTGCTCTTTATGAGCTTAGTCAAGACGCTCTTGATTCTGGTCGTGCTATGCTTGAGAAGGGGATTGCTATGTTCAAAGATTGGGACGGAAGCTATCAAGGATATGAGAAGCACAATTTTCAGAAGTTAGACCTCCCTCGATGGGCTAAGTGATGGAGAGACAATTCAAGGGCAT